GCGGAGCGCCGGTGTCCACGCGCACCACGCCGCCGTCAGACCAGAAGTACTGCTGGACGTTGGTCGAGACCTGGTAGGGGCCGCTGAGCGGAATCTCCGCGGCCTGAGTCTGCTCGAAGTAATAGAGCGAGAAGACGGCGCTGTAACAGATCGTGACCACCGCGCCGGCGTCCGCGGCTGCGAAGGTGTAACTCGAAGTCGAAGCGTTGAAGGAGTACTGCCCGGCCGCCGGCGTGCCGGTGACCTTCGTCAGCGGCACCGACTGCGTGCCGGTCAGGGTGCGCGAACCGCCGCTGCCGTAGTCGTTGGCGACGACCGAGTAAGTTGCGGCCTTTGAGACTCCCAAGTCCTGCTGGATCGGCGGCGAGCCCGCTGCGGACATGGGGGTGACCGTGCCGCCTCCCGGGGGAACGGTGTAGGTGTAGGAGCCGCTTTCATTCTGCAGCTTGCCTTGCTGGTCCCAGACGTTCAGCAGGCCCAGGCAGCCGCCCGATGCGCTTCCCGAGGCGAGCGCGAGTTGCACGTCGGCATAGTAGTCGTATGCCGTGTCGCCCTTGCCGCCGCCGAGTCCTTTGCCGCCACCCGAGTTGGGCGCGGTGACCGCATAGAAGCCGCCGTAGAACAGGAGCTTGGCCGCGACGCGACGAGTGCCGAAGATGATGGGAGCCGTAGTGCCGAAGACGCTCTGCGTGAGTTGCAGGTTGTGCAGCTCTCCCGAGTACCGCGCTTGCCCGGCCTGGCTCTGTCCGAAGATGCCCATCGCTTAACTCGCCTTCCAGAGCGTGAAGTACCTGCGGGTGTATGCGCCCAGCTTGCCCTCGTCGACAGTGCCCTTCTGGCAGCCGTGGATGGGCAGGACGTGAATGATCTCACCACCCCAGCGACATGGACCCGTCGCCGGGGACCCCGGAACACGCTGCCAATCGAGCACAATGGCCGCGTGGCCGTGCGCCTGGCCGGATTTGTAAAGCACGATGTCGCCGGTCTTCACCTGAGCCTCGGTGACCTCTGTGGCACCGTAGGACATGACGTAATTCACCAGGCGCTCTTCTTTGCTGTTGGTCGCAAGCTGAGGCGTGTACCAGCGGGGCAGCGGCGCATCGCCGGCGAGCACTCCAGCGGCTTTCGCCACGCAGAACAGGAACTGGGCGCAGTTGACGCCGACGCCCTTCAGAGCGCCGTTGGCGTGGTAGGGCGTGTCGATCCAGGACTCGGCTTCGGTTGCGATAGCGGTGCGGAACTCTGTCTCTGTCATTGGCCGATTGCCGCCTCCGGAACGGGTGTCGCGGGCTGGCCGCCGTAGTTGGTCATTGCGTTGGTCGCGCCTTGCAAGTCCGTGCAGGAGACCAGCGTCTTGTTGCAGCCCTGCCGGATGGAGAAGGTGTCGCCGGCCTGAATCGCGGAGATCGGCTGCACGTCGAGCTGCAGCTCATCCACGTTGGGGTTGCCGTTGACCTGAGTGCCCCACATGCGCACGAAGTAAGAGAGACCGGCGTTCGCGCCCGTGAGCCAAGTGAGGACGCCCTGCGTGAAGGTTCCATTGGCCGAGGTCGGCGCCAGGTGCGCGGTGGTGGTGAAGAGATACGGGTAGAGCACCGAGGCGACCGCGCCCGTCTTGGTGAAGGTGGCCGCGGCGAGCGTGCAGCCCGCGTCGTAAAGCGTGTGCGAGCAGGAGGCCTGGAAGACCCGGCGGGGCACCTGAATGTTCAGCAGGTACATCATGTCCTGCACGGTGATCTGCGCCTTGGTCATGCCGATGTTGCCGATGTTGGCCACCTGGCCGACGAACTTCGTCTCCACCAGCGAGCCGCCCGTCGGGCCGGTCAATGCGGGGAAGGCATAGCCGGGAAGGAAGCTCGAGTTGTAGAGCGTGTAGACGGTCACATTCGCGTCGCCCAACAGGCCGTACTTGATGCCGTCGAGCAGCAGGATCAGGCTCGATGTGCCGGGAAAGTAGACGGGCACCTGGTTATCGGCGAAGACGGTCAGGTCGCAGGAGTTCGATTCGAGACCGATCTTCGTCGTGACGGACCCACGCGACCAGGCTCCAAACTGCGACGGCTGGTAGGTGTTGCCGCCGAACTTCACCGGGAGTTGGCTGTCGGTCGCATAGATCGTCTGGCCGTTCTTGACCGGGCCGATGGCAAAGAGGGTTCGCACCTCGATGGGCACACCGGAGGCAAGCAGCGCCATGAGGTCTGCGGAGTAGGCTTTCATTTGCGCCGCCTTAGAGATTGATGGTTTCGAGCTTCAGGGACTCGAGTTCCCAAAGCTGATAGAGCAGTTCGTTCATGTCCAGAAGGTCTTCGTCGAACTTGCAAAGGTAGCTGTAATTGCCTGCCCAGGAGAGAACGACGCCAGCGGCCGGCGCGGTGTTGAAGGTGACCCATGCCCCGCCCTGCGGCGGCGCTGTGAGGCTGGCCACCGTGTACGCGGAGCCCGAGACCACTGTGCCGTTCGCGTAGATGCCCACCAGCAGCGTGATGTTCTGGATGAGTTCGAGGAGCGTCAAGGTCGTTGCGCCGAACGGTATTCCCGAGCGCCAGAGCGGGAAACTGGTGGTGACCCCGTCGCCCACGGCAAAGAAGCCGTTGCATTGGGGGATGGCCCCCGTGGCCGGAACCTGCGCGACGCTCATGTTGGCGAGGCTGTACTGACTGGGATCGAACAGGAACCAGCCGTAACCGCCGCGGCAGGCCTCGTAGAAGTCCTGGATGTATCGCGCGTCGTCGGCGTAGGCGGTGCCCTGGTTGCAGAGGCCGTTAAAGCTCAACTCCAGTTCGTAAATCACGCTGGTCTGGAGCGTGGCCGAGGCCGGGTGACGCATCGACTTCGGAGTCTGCACAGTGGTCGAGTACTTCGACCGCTTGGCGAACTGCCAGCCCAGACCGGCGCTCGGGAGAACGAGGTTCGGGAAACTTAGGCTCATGTTGACTCCCTAAATCTTGTTTTGTAGCCTCAGTTGCCGTTGCGCCTGGCGCATGAAGGTATTGCCGTGGGTGCGCGCCATGCTCTCAACCGATGCACCGTCGATGCCGCTGATATTTGGAGAGTAGTGAAACTGTGGACCGCCGCCGCCTTGCCCACCGTTCTGCGCCATCGAGATCACCTGCGAGATGCGCGAGTTCTCGCCAGCCGTCGCCACGGCCTCGCCCGAATGCAGCATAGCTACGCCTGTACGTGGGATGTAGTCCGCGCCACTGGCAAATGCGGCCATCGACGTATACGCGGCCCCCATGCCCGTCATTGCTGCCGCTGCTGCTGCCGCTAACGCTGGGCCGACAATTGGAATCGGAGCAACAGCAGAGGCCGCTCCCATCGATGCCACTGCCGTGAAGCTGGCGGCCTGAGCCACGTTGGTTGCTGATGTGACCGCGGTCGATGCAGCAGCGGAGGCGGCGTCACTGGTGGTCTTCGCAGTGTTGGCTGTGACGTGAGCAGCAGTCGTCGCCGTCTCGTTCCCGATGTGCCAGCCGAGTTTCGCCATGAGTGCCGCGAAGATGGTCGAGTCCGAAGCCGCGTCCGCTCCCTTGCGGGTAGCAATGCCCCTTGCGTGTGCGACGGTAATCAGCAACTCGTGAGCCGCCCACTTCTCGCCCATCTTGAGCAGCGCGTTGATGGCCTGCATAGCCATCTGGTCGTACATTTTTTGGAAGGCGACGCCCATGCGCTGTCCGCTCTGGAGCCAGTGGTCGGTGAAGGTGTTCAGCGGGCCAGTGACCGAGGCGAGAGCTTTGGTATAGACCTGCTGGATGCGCATCGCATCCTGATCCTCGATGATTTGGCGTTCTTTGACGCCCTTCTCGGTGGCGGCCGTGATCTGATCCTGGAGCTCCTGCCACTCGGCGAGCTCCTTGGTGTCGAGACCAATCGGCCCCATTGGGGCAATGGATTTCTGTCGCGCTTGAAGGGCCGAGACATCCTTGTTCTGCTCAGTCTGCGATGCCCCCAATTTCTCGCGTTCAGCTTCAGCCTCTGAAATCTGCCCCATGCGCCGCCGTAGTTCGGCGACCCGCATGGTGGATTCATAGTCGCTGGCATTGAGCCTGATCTTGGCTTCGAGCGCCTTGTTGATGCGCTCGTCGGCCTCGGCTTCGGTCTCTTTGTGCTCCATGAAGTCGGGCGGAAGCGGCGCGGGCTCGGGGCCGACCTGCGATTTCGCGAGCATGGGCTTGATCTTGCCCTTCTCGCTGATCTCTTTCTGGAAGGCCTCTTCCGCGCGCAGCAATTGCTCGTGGTGGGTGTTGGTGGTGCGGACGACCTCTTCCCAGTACATGACGGTCGCGCCCAGGCTCTTGCCCTGCTCGAGCTGCTGCGCGGCGAGGATGTCTTCGTAGTTGACGGCCTTCTCGTGGGGTTCCTTGGGCGGCTTCGGTGGAATGGCGCCGTGTTCACCCTGGAGTTTCTGAAGCTGGATCGTCTTCTCGATATGAGCCTGCTCCAACTCCTGCACCTTCATCAGGTGCTCGGTGGCCGCAATCTCGTTGGCGAAGTTGGTCTCGATGCCCGGCGCACCATCCTTCTCTCCGCTCTGCCATCCCTTGAGCTGGTTCAGGCGGATTTGCAGGGAGGCAAAGAAGGACGTGGACTCGTTCAACTGGTCCTGCGCGGTTTTCGCCTCAGAGAGATGGCGGGCGTGTTCGCTCACCATCGTCTGCTCGTAGGCGGTCCCGGTTCCACCCATGCCCGTCGTGAGCACTTGCTTGGTGGTGTCTGCGGCCATCTCCTTGACGACAGCTTCGGCCTTCTTCAGGTCCGCATCGAGCTTTGCATCGAGCTTGTCGACTTCCTCGATGGCCTCGTCGATGGCCAGCTTTACGCCACTGACCGGCTTGTGCTCCAGCTTCTCGATGGCGATCTGCTCTTTGTCGATCTGGACGTCGAGGGAATCGTTCTGCATCCGCATGGAGTCGATGTCCGAGCGGATGTCTTCGGCCAGCTTGCGCGCGCCCTCGCCGCCGATGTCGAAGGCCGTGTAGAGCTTTTCCCCGAGGCTGACAACGATCATGCCCAGCCCGACAGCGCCGAACGCAGCAGCCGCGAACCCTGAGCCCAGAACCGAACCCAGCCCGAGGCTCTGTACGGCGAACTGTCCGGCCGCGCGGGCCGCGCCCATCGTGGAACCTTCGAGGACGCGCATGTTCATCGAGGCCACACTGGCCTGCTGAGACATCTCGCGGGTCGAGGCGGCGGCGGCCTTGGATGCAGCAGCATCGGCAGCCTTGGCAGCCTGGAGTTGCTTCAGGGCGGCGACCGCCTGCTCCATGGCGGGCACGACAGCCACGTTGGCCGCGGCCAGGTCCTTCAACTGGGTATTCAGGAAGGTGGCGGCTGCACCGCTCTCTTTCGCGGCGGCTTGGAAGGCCTCCAGGGCAGCGGCTCCGCGCGCGGCGAAGTCCTGCATACTGGCGACGGCTTCCTTCTGCTCTGACTTCAATTGCGAGAAGTCGGCTTTGACGCCAACACTTACCAGATAGCCGTCGGGCATGTTGCCTCCAATAGAAAAGCCGCCCAAAGGCGGATCGCTTTACTGCTCCCGCTCCCCGTACTCGAAGAACCGGGAGACCATGAGCCGCAACGGTGGGTGCGCATTCAAGCCTTCGATTATCCATTCCACGTCCGGCCAGGGAATTTCCCAGACCTCCAGCGGACTGATGCCTCCATCCCCGACAAGGCGAGTGTAGATGCGCCGGAAGTCTATCGGCTCGCCGTTGCTTCCCCCAGCTTGATTCCGCTGACCTCGGCGACTTGGGCGAAGAGCTCGTTGCATTCGATCACGGTGAACTCTTCCTCGAACCAGACCGAGCTAACTGCGGCGCCCGTCGGATCGGCGTTCTTCATCGAATCGACACAGGCGGTGACGGTTGCATCGAGGGCATTTCCGGCGTTGACCGTCTCGGTCATGCGGCGAAGCTGCCCCATCTTGAGCGGCGCGATCTCGACCGCGCGCCCGGTTGAAAGTGTGACGTTCATAACTGCCTCCATAGGTGAAAAGGGCCGGACGGCCCCGTTCAGAGCCGCCCGGTCAAGTTAGCTCGCTGCTGGTTCGCGGCGAGCGCCTGGGCTCATGAAACCGAGCCGCAGATTACACGCTTGCGAAGTTGTCGATGTAGATCACGCCCGTGCCCGGATCGAAAGCGGAGATGTCGAACTCCGGAATGACAATGTCGCCCTGCTTGAAGTCCATGCTCAACTTTGAGCTGGAGCACTTGAAGAACTTCTTCGCGTACCCGCCATCCTGGGGGTTGGCCACGTAGACCTCGAAGTACGGGGATTCCTGCTGCACGTTGTTGTTGACCGAGACAGAGATGCCCGTGGCAATGGCGTAGGTGTAGTTGATGACCACCTGTGCCGCCGTGTCGGCCGCTGCGAAGGTGTAGATGCCGGTTGCCGAGTTCACCGCGTACTGGCCCTGTGTTGGACCGGAGGCGACGAGCTTCAGCGGCGTGAAAGGAGACGCTGCGTAGTTGACGCCGAAGTCCTCGGCGAACGTGCCCGAGCTTGGCGGCGCAATCGTGACCTGGAACGGCGTGGTCGGAATCGTGGCGATGAAGCCGAAGTAGGGCAGCGTGGCCCCGGTGGCAGCCACTTGACCGTGGTACATTTCAGCGAAAATCTGGCCGCTGATCTGCGCCGCCTTGGCCTTTATGTCGATCTTGCGTTGTCCGCGGAAGCCGCGCAGCGGGGCTGAGTTCTGCCCGAAGAGTTTCTTCTCGTCGAAGCTATCGCCCACGCTCACATCCTGGAGCTGGCCGAACACTCTCGGCGTGGGCGTCGGATTTGCGGTCGTTGCGGCGGCCCGACCGGCGAGCCACCCTGCACCAAAACTGTTCATCATTTCGCTCCTCGTTTAGATCGTGAGAATTGTGAATGGGACGACCGCGATGGAAAGTTGCGTGCCGGCGCCGGGCAGTCCGTTGATGCGCTCGACACGCCCCTTGGCTACAACCGAATCGACCAGCCCGCCAAGGGTCTGCTTATTGCCCGGAAGTGTGGGCGTGGCAGCGTTCAGGACTGCCGTGATGGCCAGATTGAGCGCCTGCGTGGGGATCTGCGTTTCCTGGCCCACTTGCTGCTTTGCGCCGGCGCAGGAGACGATGACGACCACGTCCACGCGCAATTCGTACTTGGTGCGCGCCTGAACCGTCTGAATCGCTGGCACGATTTCAAAGCCGAGTTCCTCCTGAAAGAGCGCCGGTAACTGGCCCGGCGTGAGCGTCGCCCAGTCGCGCGGGACTCGAGACTCGACCGCGAAGGTGGTCGGCTCTCCGCTGACCGGGTCGGTCCAGGTGCAGGCCTGCACATTGCCGCTGTCGGTGAGCAGCGCGAAGAAGGCCGCATAGATCGGTTCGAGATTGACGACGCCGTTGTTCATTGCACGCTCTCCAGCATGGCCGTGGTGAGGTTGGCCTTGATCTCTGCCGCCTGCTCGTCGAGCGCCGATGTGAGATACGGCCGCGCGGGAATGTTCGAGCCGGGATGATTGACCTTGCGGCGGAAGATCATCTGACCGCCCATCGAGAAGGCCAGCGCCTTCGCGTTCAGCGCCTCGATCACATGGGCGCGGGTTGTGCCGCCCTCGTGAAGGATGCGCGCGTAAGCCTGGGCCGTCGACGCGGTGGGAATGCCCACCAGGCCGGTGACGCTGGTCGAATCTTCATCGACCTCATTCGATACCGACCGGGCCAGATTGCCCGAGCGCTGCTGCAGCGTCGTTGGACCGGTGGGACCGTTCAGGTGCTCGGCGACAACGTAATTGCGTAGGCCGAGCATCTCGACGCCCATCTGCTTGGCGGTTGCGATCTGCATCCGCGCTGCGCCGCCCTCGATGCCGGCGCAGACTTCCGGGACGCCGACGATCTGAAAGGAGACAATCACAGGCCCACCACCGCGCGGTCGCGATAGAACTCGACCACCGCCTGAACGCCTGGGGCCAAGTCCTTCTGCGAGAAACTGACCGTGGTGATACCGTTCATGCTTTGCGACGTGGTGCCAAGGTTCGGCTGGCGCCGCAAAGTGAAGACCACCTGGTCGATCACGGCCTGCTCGATGTCGAGCGGCACACTCGCGTAACCGGCCACGTAGACGATCTGCACGTTGCCGCGGCGCTTGGTGAAGCGGTAGCCGGTGAGCCAGACGGTGAAGCTGTCGTTGGTGTAACCAGGCGTCCATCCGTTCTGCCCTGGATTCGCCTGCTGTGGAATGGTGACCCCGTCCACGGTCAGCGACGTAATGCTCTGGATGGGCCAGTAGATCGTGGTGAGCGAGTCGCCGCCCTGCCCGTTGCGCGTCTCGGTGTAAGTCGAGCTGATGAGCGCGCCGCGGTTGACCTGGGTAAGGAACCACTGGGAGAAGGCCGAGATCAGCCGCGCCAGCACGGTGTCCTGGCTGGTGTCGGTGATCTGCATGTACGACTTCACATTTTCGAGCGTGGTTAAATCGGCCATGGCATTCTCCCGGTGGAAAGAGGACGGTGGACCAGTTGGGCGGAGGCAATCCGCAACTAGTCCACCCTATTGGGCCGTCCCGGCGCAGGAGCGGCCCAATCTTGTTCGGCTCTGTTTAGCTTTGGCCCACGTTCTGGATCAGGAAGTGCGCCCAGTTCGTGTAGCCGATCAGAGCTGCGGTGAGGTACTGACCGTGAACCCGCTTGCGGCTGATCAGCGGCCACTCGTATTCACGCCAGTCGGCAACGCGCGGAATCAGCTTGTAGGGCTTGGGCACGTTGGGCGTGGAGTAGGGGAGGTCGAGCGTCAGGCCGAGGATCGTGCCCTGCGGGAACCAGGGATGCGTCTCCAGCTTGATGAGCTCGCCGGTGAACGGGTTCAAGTAGCTGCCGACCATGATGTTGGCGGTGGTCGAAAGCGTCTCGCCCGTCTTGCCGTCCAGGGTGTAGCGGAACAACGGTGCGCCGCCAGCCGCGATGACCTTGCGGTTGATGGACTGCGCCGTGCCAGCATCCACGAGGATGACCTGCGGCCCGAGCTTCCAGTTGTTGTAAAGCGCGAGCAGTGCGAGGTCGATCTGGGTGATGCCCGCAGCGGAACTCGACACCAGGTTCGCGCCGTCGAGCGAGACCGAGTAGGCGCCCGATGCGCTCTGCTGAATCTGGGTGATGAGGCCATCGAACACATACTGGTCGATGGAGCTATCTTGCGTGATGGCGGTCGCGGCCTGAGTGCCGGCCGGGGGCGCGGTGATGGTCATGGTATTGACCGGGGTCACTGCGGCCAGATAAGCAGCAGCCTTCGAGGTTCCGATGAACCAGGCATAACCGAACGCGCCCGGTACAGCGGTGACCGTAGCGGTCAGCGTGCCGGTGCCGGTGATGACCTGGGTGTTCGACTGCGCGGAGACGTTCGAGCTTCCGCCGTTGGTGGTGGTCGTCGAGCCGTCGTTGTTGGCGCGCACGGTCTGGATCGGCACACCGTTGACGACCGAGCAGAAGCGCAGGCCGTTGTAGGTGAGCGCCACAACCCAGCAGAGATACGTCGCCGCGGTGATGGTGCCGCCCGAGTTGGCGCCGGTCAGGACCGGAGCATTCGGGGTGCCGAGCGCGGTCTGTGCCGAGCCGCCAGCCACGGTGATGTTGCCGCCGTTACCGAACAGCACCAGGCGCTCTTCTTCCATCAGGTTCGAGTTGAAGAGAGAGACGGTGCGGACGGCCATGGCGTCGTCGAAGCCGCGAGCCAGATCCTCAGCCTCGAAGGTGATGTCGGCTTCCTGGCCGACCGTGCGGAAGATCGCACTGAAGTCCTGCTCGACCACCGAGATGGAAGCGCCGCGGAGACCTTCGGCAATGCCCAGGCCACCGGCTGCCGGGTTGATGGCAGTGAGGCGCTTGGCGTTGTGAGCCGTGCCGCCGATGGGCGAAACGGTGCGGGGCAGGTACTTGTTGCGGAAGGGCGCGAGCACCGGATAAACCTGCTTGAGCAGGGGCTCCAGGTCGTATGCGGCGATGTTGGTGGAGGTACTGATCGTCGCTTTCGAGGCGATTTGTCCGGTCGCCTTGGCGATCAATTCCTCGATGCGGGTCATGTCTTGTCCGAACATGCTTTTGTCCTCGTCCTCGAAGCGTGATGCGCTACGGGTTTGCAGTTTGGATTTCGTTGGGGTTGCGCGCCGAGAACAAAGGGAAGGGGCCGCAGGTCAGCGGCCCCGGTTCCTGCTTACCGCCCGATGTGCAGCAGGGCGGCTTCCTCGTTCGAGAGGTAGTGGGGGTTGGACCGGATCGACTTGGCCACGTCGTGCGTACTGCCCGCGGCGACGACCGGCTTGCCTTCGATCTCCGCTGCCTTGGTGACCGCGACGGGCGCGGCTGCCGTGACGCTCTTGGGTGCAACCGGCTCGCCTGCAATCAGGTTGGTCAGCCCGGCGAGAGCCTTGGCAATCTGCTCCATGCTGGCGTTGGTCTTCTCTGCGATTTCCAGGGCCTTGGCGGAGTTGGTCTCAGCCGCGGCGACCTGTGCCTTTTCTGCATCATTCATGTCTATTACTTCCGTTTCCGAGCTTTCGCTCTGTGGTGTGGTTGGCTGAGTCGCCACCGTTGCAGCCTTTTGAGCCGCAGACTTTTCAGAACCGTCGCCCTCGGTGAGCTCGTAGAGGGCTTGCGTCGCGTCCTCGTGGGCCGCGCACATCTTCGTCAGGCACTTACCCATGTCCTGGCACTTGCACGTCTTGTCGAGGCATTCGCCGATGGAGCCCAGCGCCTTGGTGCACTTCGCGACCGGGTCTTTCTTGGCCTTCGCGACCGCGTTCGGCGCGCGCTCGGCGAGAGCGGCTTTCATGGCCGACACAGCCTCGGAGCCTTCCTCGCGGGCCAACTCGACCAGGAGATCGACGCCCTCGGCCATCCACGATTTGAGCTTGGCGGGGATGGGGGAATTGTCGCCCTCGATCTCCGCTTCCCACTTCGTGTTGCCCTGCAAGTTGGTGATCCAGCCGAGAATGTCGGCCAGGTCGCCGATCTGATAAAGACTCTTTGCAACTGTCTGCTTGGCCACTTCGGCCTCCGTTTCTACGGCCGTGGCCGTTTTGAACTTGCGCTCTTCGGTGACGCCCCCAGCCTTGACCGCGGTGAAGACCGCCTCCTCGTTGCAGGGAAGGTCGCACACGCTGAATTCGATGGGAGCGCAGGTGTACCGCTTGACGCCGGGGTTCGTGCCATCCGACCACTTGTCGCCGACGACGGGGCCGCGGATCGAGAACCCGGTGTAGGTGCCGTCGAGGCACTTCTGCCACGCCACGTCGTCGGAGATGTAGCTGGTGAGGATGAGCAACTTCTGCTCGTCGTCGTAGACGATGGGCTCGGAGAGCTTGCCGACCGCCGAAAGCTGGTGCATCTCGCGGACGTTGCCGAAGCTCTTACCCTGCGACCGCTGCTGCGCGCCTTCCGACCAGGCCTCGACGTAAGGCTTGGAACTGGCAAAGTCGAAAATCTCGCCCTCGGCGTCGATGGCTTCCGATGCGCCGATCCCGGTCACTGTGCGCTTCTCTTCATCCACCTTGGAGATGCGGCAGAAGAGGCTTTTCATAATTGGCTTGCTCATAAGTCCTCTGGCCCTCCTCCGGGGCGGTGCTCGCCGGGCTTGTGCGGCCACTGGGTGAGCGCGTTGGCCTGGTGCCTGCCCGCGTGATCCTTGGGAAGCTGGCAGTGAATGTGACGGAAGACCTGAATGCCGAGCTTCATTTCGGCGTTGCACTTCGGCTTGTCTTCCCAGATGCCCTTCCAAATCCGGCTAATCATTGTCGGGCTCCTTTGTGGGCTTTGGAACGTGGACCATCTCCACGCAACAGCAGCGCGGGTGAAGGGGGACATGCAATGCGCCGCCGGGGAACGGGTCGTCAATCGGAATCTGCCCGGCCGCCTGCGCCAGATCGCACTCGTCGTCGATGTCATGCAGGTTCGACATCGACAGCGACTTGGTTGTGGCCCCGAGGTTCTTTCCGGTCTGGAC